GTCATCGCGTTGAGCCTGGGTCATCTGCTCAGGAAGTACGACATCAAGAGAACAACGGGCAGTGTAAGCAACACTCGTAATCCCATCGACAGTCTGCTCGACTGGGTAGTTGAACCGAACGTTTACACGATTGGTTGAACGACCTGACTTAGCAGGATCAACTCCAATAATTAACTGGAGTTGACCGGCCGATGTCGTTGATTCCCGGTTAACCAGAACTGATTTTCCGGGGGTAATCGACAAAGGCTCAAAGTCATGAGACACGGGGGTTGCAGCTCCATCAAAGAGAGCTATTGTGGATGCACTTGGCATTGTTATACTCCTATTGTTTGAGGTTAAGTCTCAGAAATTGAGACGCGGTATAGACATCACGGAGATCAGAAAGAACTCCAGCTAATGTAGTTTCATTAAAGAGAATCAAAACTTGGGACGGTAGAGAAAAGTTATAACCATTCTCAGCGGCCAAAGCAGCGACCTCATAAATGGAACAGATTAGTGAACGCTTCCGGGAAGAAATTCCAGGGTAAGTTTTCAATGTCACCACCTCAAGGTTATCGTGGGATACCCCACGTGGTCCTCCACAGGGAGGGTTGTTACGGTAGTAGAAGGATTCTAAAACCGTTCTTGGTATACTGGCAGAATTACCAGTAGACCTCAAAACGTTACCTCCAGGGATTTCTCTGGCTGCAACGTTTATTGAGAGTAGTCAACAGTGAAATGCCATGAGTTATGGCACGCCACGATTTGGAAGGATTCCAAGTTGGTACTCTCGGTAGAGGAATGGAATAAATAACGTCACGCTTAGCACCTTCATACGTCATAGATGACGGATTCAGGAGCAAATACCCATCAGATAAAACATTGTTGGGTATAAAGTTATGACGGTATTTCCTCTTTGTTGTCACAGTACCAATTAGTCCGTCGACGTTAGTCAGAGCATCAAGCGCTGACAAAGCGTCTCCGATTGGGATTGCCCAATCGACGACAAAACTAAAAGGCACAACCTCCCACGCTAATTCAGCTGGATTACCAATCGTAAATTGATTGTAATTCGGGCTGATCTTAACGTAGCAGATTGCTCTCTGTGACATTTGCCAATCTATACTGACATCGCCGCCTGCATAACGAGTAGCAGTTCCCCTATCCGATTGTTTTGAAACAAATCGGGTATAAATAGGGAACTCCAACCTGTGCTGCAGGGCCATGGCACTGTCGAATAGATCATTTGCCAGCGGTTCTAAACCATACGATGCGGTCAGCTCTGCAGCTGCTACATCACATGGCGTAAGGCGCTTACGTCCCTTCAATGATCGTGCTGATCTGAAGCGACGCCAAGCACCAGCCGCCCCACTCGCAAAACGTTGGAACATATCAGCAGTTTGCCGATACTCCACGAGTGACGTACCAAGATTAACCGCGAGATCTTTGATCTCAAGGCGCATCTTAGTTTGCCAATCGAGTTGCGATGGGAATACATCAAGGAAAACGTCAGGGCTCAATACTTGAGACTGAGACTTTTTCCAAATGGTGTAAAATGGCAAAAATGGACTTTCCATAACGCCATCTTTATACAACTTACGGTATTGCTCGGGTTGTCCAGTAGGACTATACCGAGGATTACCAGTTGGATAAGGACGGCTGTCCTTGGCAGCATCATTGATAATACTACGCGTCTTATATACCAGGGCTTCAGAGGTCGATATTAACACTTTGTTAGCATCATAATACCGTAATTGTGGTATTAACCTTTGAGTAGACCTGATAGTAATTGGCATAGTAAACCTCTTTGTTAAAGAGAGGCGCCCTTAGGGCACCTGCAAGGATGCAGATAACTCCGGGAGGTCTTCGCATAGCG